GCAAAATGTCATGGACAACGATGACCGTGATTTTGGCGCGCCTGGACTCGAACAAGAGTCCCGTGCCTCTGCTCTCAAAGCTCCCGTCACAGCCGTGTCTCTTGATGCGGTTCACGACCCAGGGCGCCTCGTCACTTTCAACGAGGAGCCTCCCCCGCTCGACGTCAAGGGCGCTACAGTCATTGACGAGACCCGCAAGCTGCTAACGAAGAATTGCAGCATCAACAAGCCCGGTCGTCCCCTCGCAGTGCCTGAGGACCTCCAGGGCGTCCCCGGCATCATTGGCTTGGTAGAGCCAGACCGAGGACCAAAGGCTGAGAAGCGTGCTTTCGCCGCTGTCAGCAGCCAAGCTGTGCCACCCATGGAGATGGAGTACACAGCCGCCACTGTGGCCAGTTTCCTCACCTGGTCTCGAGCTGCCAACATGGAAGTTCCGCGCCCGAAGTGGATGTCTCGTGGCCCGATCGACGTGAAGAACGTTGACGCGGATTTCAAGGCCGGTTACACCACCGCCTTCCGTGACGCTCTTGCTAGCGTCAAGCCCAACTCCTCACCTGGCGTTCCGTACGCTGGTGAGTACAACGTTGACACGAACGAGGCTCTCTTCGAGAAGCCCGGTGCAATCGAACGCATCTATCGTCTCGTGTACAACCGACTGTTGGCGCTTTCCGTGCTCCCAGAGTTGCCCCGTGAGAAGGGCCTTCTTGTGTTTCGCAAGCTCCAAGACGCGGAATACAACACTCTGGTCAATGCTGGGTACTGTGACTTGATCCGCATGTTCGTCAAGAACGAGCCCCATTCTGAAGCTAAGGCTAGGGATGGCCGCTGGCGTTTGATCGCCAGCGTGTCGATTGTCGACCAGCTTATCCAGCGCATCCTCCATGGCGCTCTCAATCACGCGGAGAAGTCCTTGTGCAAAGTGCAACCGCACTGCATCGGACTCGGACATGGTGACGACTCAATCGAAGCGCTCGCTGCGAAGTTCAAAGCGGGCCTGTCTCGCAAGACAGACGACGGTTTCCACATCGTTGCTTGCTCGTCCGATATCACCAATTTCGATTTCTCTCTCTACCCGGTGCACTTCTCCGTCGATCAGGAGTATCGACGGCTCGTCCAGAAGTACCAACCGGGGGATTGGTGGACCCGCGTGTCCGCGAACTTTGAGCTACTCCTCCTCAATGCTCGCTTTGTCGCCGGCGATGGTACAGTTGTTGTCCCTCGGTTCGGTGTGCAGAAGTCTGGTTCCTTCTGCACAAGTTCGACAAACTCCCACATCCGAGCCTTCGTCTCATTCGTGGCCGGTGCTGAAGATTGCATCGTCATGGGTGACGACGCCGTCGAGTTCTATTCGGCCCCGGACAAGATTGACGCCCTCGACCGTTCTGGCCAGCCGCCGCCGATTCTTGCGCAGATCGTACATGAAACTCTGCGCAACGGCCTGCGCATCAAAGAGGATTCGTTGCGAGTCAGCGCCAACGGCTCGCGTATCGAGTTCATGGGCGCAGAGTTCGACTTCGACACAACCCCCATGGGTTATGTCTCCACCAAGCCTGGCAAAGCCGTGTTCAAGGCACTACATCGATTGCGATCGTGCGCTAATGCAAAAGAGCGACGAACGTATTTCACAAGCTGGGTTTCCAGCTGGTCCGAGCATTATCGGTTTCTGTCTACCTCTCGCTTCGTCGCGGGAGACGTGCGCAGTCAGCTCACGCGCGTGCCAGAGATCGTTTCTTCGTTGGCTGAAGACGAACGAAAGATTAAGACGCTTGACCCAACGTATGTGCCTCCTCCAGTTCCTTCGAACACGCAAGTCCAAGACAGCGATGAGCTTGTCGTCTCAGCCAGCACCCCCAGCCCCGCCGCGCCGTTAGCCTCGACCGGTGGAGGGCTTCAATTGCCCATCGTGGCAGACGCGCTACCGTCTGCCATCACTCTCCGCCCCGAGAGCTGTGAAGTGGGTCTCAACAGTGGTTCCTGGCGGCCGGATCCGAACGACCAACGTCGAGCGGATTCTCGAGTTGTCGATGCAAGGTCAGACGTTTTACGTGACCATGATCGAGAACACCCTCGGTCAGGAGTCACCCCAGAAGAGCTCCGTGCCATCGCCACGCTCCTCTCCGCCTTCTCCGCAGCGAACGCTCCCAGTCTGGCAGCTGGACCCAACGGAGGAAATCGATTGGCCCAGCCCGGTAATGCGGGCACACTTGTGCCTCAACGATCCTCCTCGCGCTCGCAATCTCGCGCACGATCTCGTGGGCGTAGAGCTCAACCCGGGCCCAACTCGTCGTCCGGCGGCGCGCCCGCGCCAGCGGAAAACGGGCCCCAAGCGCCAAGCGTCCCGCAAGCGAGCGGTGGCAAAGGCGCGAACGCACAACCGCGCCAAGTCCATCATGCGTCAAGCACAGGGATTCAGCGTGAGTCCGCTGGTCCAAAGCCAGCTCAATAGTGCGTCGTCGTTCGCCGCGTACGTCAAGTCTCTGAACAACCCTTGGGACATGTCGCCTCAGCGCAGCGGAGTGGACTGCGGTATTCCTACTGCACTCATCCGCGCCTACTACTCGGCCACCGCTCAGGTGACCTCCAGTCAGTTCGGCAATATGTACATCGGTTATCCGCGCCTGTGGAATCCAATCTACAATGGCGTGTACGACCCGTCCGGCACCGACCCCAGTGCATTGTGGGCTTATGACACTACCACTTTGCCCTTCAACTTTCCGCAGACGACTACTTCTCAGTCCGTTTTCGAGAAAGCTCGTGTTAGCGCATGTTCCATGCGCATCACTCCCATTGCCAGCGCCACGAACGACCAGGGTATGATCACATTCGCCCTGATGCCTCCGTTCTCTGCTGATGCAGTCGCGAACGGTACCATTCCTGCTCGCCTTCCCTTCTTCCAGGAGGGTGGCTCTACGGATGATATCTTTTGCCAGCTCGGCGGGCAATGGATCCAGCAGCACCCTTTGGCACAGACCGTACCGTTTCGTCACGGTGCGACTTGCTATTGGCGCCCGCAGGACCCCAACAGTTTTACCTTCCAGAATTGGTTCGTCAACACAGCCAATCCCGACGGTACGACTGACGGTGAGACGATCAACACAACGATCGCGGCCACCCAGGCCGTGCCGTTCTTCGTCTTTAACGTGCATGACACGCTTGCCGGCACTCCACCAACTGTTCGTATTGAGATGGTTCTCCATCTTGAGGCAACCATTGCTTCCGAATATGATGGTGTGGTCGCCAACGGCATGGCTCCGCA